TCCAAACCCAGATTTTGAAATCGCAAAGCAAGAAGGAAGCTACACTTTTGCTATCAAGCCAAAAGCTGGAAGCATTATTGTTTTCCCACCATCTCCGCCATATCACCACACGGCGCACTTAGTGAAGAGTGGCGAAAAGATAATGGTGCCTCAACACTGGATTCATTAACATTGAAAACAGCGATTGTAACTGGGGCAAGCAAAGGCGTAGGGTTAGCAACAGTAAAACGCCTGTCTGAAAATGGGTACAAGGTTATTGCTGTTTCAAGAAACCTCTCTAAAGTGTCTGAGCTTGTATCTGACAACGTTGAGGTATATAGCCTAGACGTAACAGACCCTAAAGCACTAGAGAACTTCTATCAACAATACAAAGACATAACTCTAGACCTTTTAGTTAATAACGCTGGTGGCGGCTCTAGCCCCACTAGTATTATTAATGAAACCATGGATAACTTTAGACGAGCCTACGATATAAACGTATCTGGCCCTATGTACCTTTCTCAATTATTTGTTCCTTGTATGCAACGGTCAGACTCACCAACAATTGTCTTTGTTACCTCTTTTGGAGGTAAGGTGCCCTACCGCGGTGGGGGAAACTACACAAACGCTAAAAGAGGTGAGCGCGGTCTAATTGAAACAATGAGGCTTGAGTTCCCTCAATTTGGTATTAAAATTACAGAAATTTGCCCAGCAACTATTGACACCCAAGAGCAAAAACGAGACTATGCCTTAACTGCAGAAGACTTAGCAGAGGCTATCTACTGGGTAGGGTCGCTACCAAGCCATGTTAATATAAACGAAATTGAAATCTGCCATATCAACAGTAGTAAGTATAACTAATCATGATTAACTACAAAAACAGTAAAAGTTCTACTTTTCAAGAATCATTTGTTATCTCTATGACTCAAGAAAAAAAGAATGGATTTTATGTAGAGCTGGGCTCGGGAGACCCATACGCGGATAGTAATACGTCCTTGTTAGAGTCTGAGTTTGGATGGAAGGGTCTTGCTCTTGAAATTGACAAAGAAGTGTCTGAAAAGTACAACTTATCTGACCGCAAGAACAAGTGTATTAACAAGAACGCCTTAAGCTTTGACTATCTTAGTCATTTTAAAGAAAACAATTTTCCAAAAACTATTGATTTTTTGCAAATTGATATAGATGGGCATGATGATGGGAACTGTCTTTTAGCCCTTGTAGCGCTACCTATGCTGCAATATAGATTTTCAACAATAATTATTGAGCATGATTTATCTCAAAATTATAAAAGGTACTCTATGAGAGATGCTCAAAGAGAGATTTTAAGCAGTTTAGGGTACAAACTTATTGGACAGACCTTAAGTGAAGATTGGTGGGTTGACCCAGAGTCTGTAAACCAAGAGGCTTACAGGTACGACATATTTAACGGGATACCGCACATTGGGGGGACCAAATGAAATTAATAAAACACGCTGAAGGTGTACACGAAATTGAAGAGTTTTTAGATGAAGAACTGAGAACGGCTTTTTTATCTAAGGCTAGCGAGAACGTAAACTGGAATACCTCACATATAGGGAACACAGTTAAAGATATGGGTGATGAGCTATACTTTAAGATATGGGATGTGTATAAAAATATTGAAACATTTTTTACTAATATAGGGTCAGTAATTTACTCTCGTGATTTACGAAGGCTAACAAATTCAGAGTTTATGTGGCCGCATGAAGACGGTGGAAACCCCGATGACCCACGAAAAATAGTCTTTGGGGTTGCTATTTATTTAAATGACGATTTTACTGGGGGAGAGCTAATATACCCAACTCTTGGTCTCAGTGTTACCCCGAAGGCAGGAAGCATGGTTATTCACAACGCCGACCTTAAACATCAAGTATTCCCAGTTTTAAAGGGAGAAAGGTATTCAATAACTACCTTTGTTTTTGGCGATGAATCTACTAAATTTGTCCCTATAATAGAAGAATGAAAGCATATACCCCAGGCGGGCGTTTTGACGCAGACTTTGAAACCACAGACCTTCTTGCTGGTATTGATGCTGACCTTAAGATGCCAGTAGGCACTAACGCTTTATGGTATATCTATAGCCCTTCTGCCACTGTACTAGACCCTATCTACGATACTGGCCAGGACCTCAGCGGGTCTCTTGGAGGAAAGCGTTGGACGGGGCCTTTCTCTATACCTGTAGTACGGGCAGTTATTGACCAGGGCTCGGCTAAAACTTCAGCAGTTGGTTACTACAATGCGGACACCCTGCACCTTACCTTCAACATTGAAGACGTTGCCAAGTACGCCCCTAATATCATTATCCGACCCGACACAAACAACCGAGACCGTATTGTCTGGCGTGGCCAGGTATATCGCCCATTCTCAATCCAAGAACGCGGTATCATTGCGGATAGGTTTACAATCCTGTCTGTTGACTGTATTCAGGTTATGCCTGAAGAAATGGTCAATGACCCTCAGTTTCAGACATACGCTTCTTAAGGAGATACAATGGCCGTTACTCATCAATCTTTCACTGTAGGCACCAGTCCCGTTTTACTTGTTACAGTCCCAGAAAAAAGCCAAGAAACAACTGTTCAAATCGTTAATGACGATAACAACAGCATCTATATTGGCGATGCAACTGTTACAACTAGCGGAGTAGACAGGGGCCTTACAGTAAAGAAGGACTCTGTTTACAGCATCAAACTAAATGCGGGCGATAAGCTCTATGGAGTTGCCGCTATTGCTACAGGCTCTAACGCCGTATCCGTTCTCTACTCAAGTGTATTTCCAAGCTAATGGCTAAAGACACTAACCCTTGTTGGGATGGCTACGTTCAAGTAGGCATGAAGATGAAGAACGGAAAAAAGGTTCCGAACTGCGTACCTGCAGGCTCTGGAAAAAAGAAAGTTGCAAAACCTACTACAAAGAAGGCTGGTAAAAAATAATGTGCGCAGCATGCGGATGTGGAAAGAAAAAGGGCGAGCCAGGCTTTGGCAAGGGCCCAAAGAAGACTGCTAAGAAGGCAGCCGCTAAGGGAATGTCCCCAAAGCAGAAGAAGCTTGATGTTGATAAAGACGGCAAGCTAGAAGGCTCTGACTTTGCTGCTCTACGAAAGAAGAAGAAGTAATGTGCGCCACCTGTGGCTGCATGAAGCCAAAGGATAAGCACGGTATGAAGTCCCTAGCTGCTGCTAATAAGAAGTTTGCTAAGAAGGCAGCGCCTTCAAAGGCTAAGAAAGCGGCTATGCCTAGAAAGAAAGGCATGTAATGAAGAAGGTTACCTCTGGCGGCACTAAGCCATATAACAAACTAAACGACAAGGCTCAGGATGCCAAGACCACTCGTGGCTTGGACAAAGAAGAAAAAGCCAAGTTTGAGAAGATGGACAAGCAGCACCGTAAGCCTGTCAACCAAAAGGAAGACACCTACATGGACAAGGCAAACGTAGAGCGCATCAAGGAACGCGAGCGAGCTCACGAAGCTAAAGAAGGCAAAAAGGGCGAAAAGGCTGAAGACAAAAAAGAAGTCAAAAAGAAGAAACCAACAAAAAAGAAGTAAGGTTAAGGCCCCGCAAGGGGCCTTTTTCTTTATACTTATATTGACCTCATGCGGGGGTCAAGCTTTACCTTGCGAAGTGCGTTGCTTAGTCTTAGGAGACTTGCCATGTCTAATGTAGACAAACCAGATGAAGTGGCTTTTGCTAAAGCCGCTATAGAAAATCTCCCTTCGCAGGATGATAAAAACAAACAACTTCTTGGTCTTGGCGCAGCGTACATCTTAGGTAGAGTGGCTAGACGTGTACGAGGACGATAAAAACATAGAAGTTGCGGCCTCTGATGCCGCATACAATCTAATCCCTCAACTGGAGTCTCTCCTTGCCCTCTCAGCCGATGCTATGGGCTGGCCAGACAATATTATTTCGCGTCTAACTATTACCTATGATGACGGGAAACTTACCCTGACCTACCCAGAAGACATCGCTAAGCAGGTAGACGACCTTGAGTACGGAGCTGAAGGAAACCCTCCTCGCGCCCTTATCCGTAACTTTACACGTAGAGCCGAAAACGCTATTCAAAAGTCTTTGGCTAATAACACCCTGGACCTTCTATTAGAGATGAAGGAGGTGTTCTAATGGGAAACCCATTTATTATTGCTGAGGACGCTGCTCTTAAAGCTCACCTAGCTGGAATGACAGTATCTGACGAGAAAAACGCGGCGCGCCCAGTAAAGGTGTGGTTTGGCTACCCAGACGTGGAAGTACGTGCGCAAGAGTTCCCATTCATAACTATTGACCTTATTGACATCAACCCTGCAAATGACCGCCAGCACTCTGGGGTTATATACGACGCAGACTATAACGGTACTTTGCCTTTGGCAACAACCGCTCAATATAAATACACAATACCAGTGGCATACGACCTTGTGTATCAAATTACATCGTATGCGCGTCACCCACGCCATGATAGAGCTCTAATGATGCAGCTCTTAAATAAGTTTCCATCAAAGTTCGGAAAACTAGCTGTGCCTAATTTTACAGGTACAGAGACTGGTTACCGTTCTATGTTCCTGGATGGATTTGTAAAACGAGACGCGGTAGAAAGTGAAACTGGAAACCGTCGTCTTCTAAGGAACGCCCTTTCTGTAAGAGTTGTCAGTGAGATGACTCCTACAGTAGCTGCCTCTCTAGTACCACTTACAGAGACAGTGTTCTTGGATAAGACTTCGACTCCCCCTTCTGGATACCAGACCGTTTAACATATGTTACCTATGAGACAATTTAAGGAGATAATCTAATGGCATTTCAACGCCCTGGGGTGTACGTCCAAGAGACGCTTAACCCTGTTCAGTCTGTAGTTGGTTCCAACTCAGATTCATATGGTGCTTTTATTGGACCTAACGACCGTGGCCCAGTCAACACACCTACTCTTGTTACATCCTGGAGCCAGTATGTAACGCTGTTTGGTCAGTGGAATACAACAGCATCTAATGACCTACCTCTTGCTATCTACATGTTCTTTGCAAACGGCGGAAGCGCTTGCTACGTTGTTCGTGTAGTTGGTAGCAGCTCAGCAGTTGCAACACGTAGCTTTAGCGACCGTGCGTCTACCCCGCTTGCAACACTAAGACTATCTGCGGCAAACGTAGGTATCTGGGGTAACGACATTAACGTATCTATTTCAGATGCAACTACAACTGGCCTTTTTGATGTGACGATTTATTATGGTGGAAACACCGATTCAGAGATTGTTGAAAAGTTTACTGACCTTTCAATGACAGCTACAAACACACGCTATGCTCCAAACGTAATCAACAATGGTTCAAAGTTTGTAGTCGCTCTTGATTTAAATAACGTAACTACGGGTGCAACTAAGAACCCATCAGTTGTTACAAACCAATCACTATCTAGCGGTACAAACGGTGGCGCAGTTTCTACAATCGCAACCTACACCTACTTTGATACAGTTCTTCAGTCTTTGGTTTTAAACGTGCCAGGATTCACTGACGCTACAACAGTTAACGCAGCAATTGCTTACGCAGTAGCTCGCGGAGATATATTTGTTGTTATCGACTCAGCGGTTGCTTCTGGAGTTGACATGGAACTAGGAGCACCTGCTACCTCTAGCACACAGCTAAACCTTGCTGCTTCTTACACAGCGTCTTCACAAGCTGCTGTCTATTACCCACGCCTATACATCGCAGACCCTACTTTGGGCTTAGGTGCGGCTACAGGTCAAACAAAGCTAGTTGGAGCTGGTGGAGCTGTTGTCGGTCTATACGCTGCAACAGATGCTTCTCGCGGAGTATTTAAGGCGCCAGCTGGTCTTCAAGCTCGTCTTGCAGGAGTAGTTTCTGTAAAGAAGCTAACTAACGCAGAGCTAGACATTGCTAACTCATCTGCCGCACCAGTTAACGCAATTAAGTTTGTTGCGGGAACAGGTATTGTAGTAATGGGCGCTCGTACGCTAAAGGCTGGATATGTTGATAAGTACGTACCAGTTCGTCGTACACTTATCTACTTGCGTAAGTCTGCAACAGACCTTACTGAGTTTGCCCTATTTGAGCCAAACGACGCTTTCTTATGGCGCCGTGTAAAAGCTGCTTTGAGCAGCTTCTTAACTAACTTCTGGGCACAGGGTGGCCTAGTTGGAGCAACACCAGCAGAGGCATACTATGTCCGATGCGATGAGTCAATCAACCCTCAATCACTAATTGATAACGGCGAACTCCACATTGAAATTGGTGTGGCTCTTCAGCGACCAGCTGAGTTCGTAATTGTCAAAATCGGTCAGTTCAACGGTAACACTACCGTTACTGTGGCGTAAAGGAGATAAACAAAAATGCCAAATAGTTCAATCGGTAAGTTCTCTACTCTGGCGTCTGACCCGTTACGCTCGTTTCGGTTCCAAGTAGAGTTTACAAAAGCGGACACGGACCCATTTAGTACCAAGCTGCTTACATCAAATGCAGCCCCTAACGGGGCTATTCAAGATGGCTGGATTGGTGGATTCTCATCAGTTAGCGGGTTGAGCATTACAACTCAATCTATCCCATATCGTGAAGGCGGCTACAACACAACTGTCCACCAGATACCTGGTATGACAACTTTTGGGCCAATCTCACTACAGCGTGGCGTTCTATACGGAAATGACCAAGCAATCACTTGGATGCGTGGAATGTTTGCAGCAGTTGCTGGAGATGGATTAACCACAGGCAGCACCTCTGGTAAG